CTCAGTACCGTCTCTACCATAAACCATTGATGCATTTATTGGTAGGGTTTGTGAGCCACCACCAAATGATGTGCCTGCCACGGGTGAACCGGCATTTGTCATACCACTTGGGTGTGCGGCCCACCAAAGATATTGCGATCTCTCGTTAATAACATTCTTATAATAATTTGTCGCACCATCTTCAGTATAAACATCAGATGCCTTAGATACAGAAGCAAATCTCTCGATCACGTTATTTGCAATATTAGAAATGCGACCATCTTCATCAACTACGGCAATGTGCATCTCGTCCTGAGAACCACCAGCACGTGAGGCTGCTGCTGAGGTACCTGGTGCAGCATCAAAATAATTGAAGAATTCCCATCTACGATTAACAGATGCTTGTGCTGCTACAGTATTACCAACATATCTTGCAGCAAGTGTTAGTCGAGTATTGTTTGCAACTGCTGCAACCTTAACTTCAATCTTATCAGGCCCGGCAAGCAGAAGATCACCTACTCTAACTTGAGAGGTGAATGATGTGCCTGTCCCTGTGACTGTGGCGCTGCTATTTGAAAACGCTAGTGTACCCGATAGAGTGCTTGACCAAGCATTTGCTGTCGGGCAGATTGAAAATCTTAAAGTATTCCCAAGCTCACCTGGGTACTTAGCAACAAAGGGACCAACACCAGTTATACCATTGATGTAATTAAGCTCATAGTCATCATCATTTTTGATGACAGTATTTGTTGTGTTGGCTGCATTTGAAATAGCATTTCGACCATTTGTTGTAGAACCCGCCTCATTTATGACGCGAACAACAAATAGCTGATTACCATAACCGAGAAAGCTTGCAGATGTGAAGAAATCGGCTGCGGTGTTGCTATTAGGCTTACCAAACTGTAATGCAAGCGTATCCTCAGTATCAACAAGAATGCGCTTTTGAACCGGACCCCAGCGGAAATGACCAGCGATGCCGCCAACAGTTGTGCTAACTGCAGGCACAATTGTAGTAAGGTCAATTTCGCTTACGTTTACGCCTGGGGAAATCTGAAATGCCATAATCATTTCCTCCTAGAGATGTCTGATGATTTATCCATCCACGATATTTATAAAAAAGCCATTAGACCCTGACCCAACGGTCCAACCAATCGTGCCCTCCACCAGTACCATCGAGGGTCATAGGCTCATCATCCATACCATCGTCATAAAAACCTACAGGGAGTAGATCATCATCCATTTCCCTAAGTTTTTCGTCAGCTATTCGTTGCCTAATATCTATATCGGTTAGTTCTTTGAAATATGCTTGCTTTGTTAGCCAACCAAAAAGAACCAACGTCATAACCATATCATCATTGAAGCCTTCTTCAGCTTCAAAGCTACTACCCTTTGAGACGAAGTGTGATAGTTCTTCAATGATATCAAAATCTTCTATGATAAGCTTATCACCTTCAATAAGCTCTTTGAGACTTGCACACCCTACTGATTTGACAAATTTTGACGTGCTTACACCAAGCTGTGACCTACCAGAAAACCCTGCGCTGAGTTGTTGTCCGGCTCGACCCATTTGAGTTGTCGATAACACATTATCACACTCAAGATCGCGGTGAAGAACCTCTGCAACAGTTTTACCGATGTCATTAGTCTCAACGAGAATATACGCATTGTTATAAGCTTTAGCATAACGTGCAACTATCTCCGGATAGAATGATGAAACCACAGTATTGCTTCTATATTTTGCTACCAATCGATATGGCACCTGAGAAACGTCAATTATTGTAAATGCAGAATAGTCTAACCCAACACCGTGACTTGTATCAACTATGACAGCATATGTGTGCTTTTGCTCAGGTTTTTGGTACATACTAATACCCCAACCATCTTTCGACACATCTTTAAATGCCATAGACCTAAGCTTGGCGCCAGAGACTAGAGTTAGGGTACTACCTAGAAATTCAGTTTCAAATTCTTGCTTGAATTGTTCTTCGCTTGTGTTACGAATAGTTTGTTCACGCCACTTATCATCACGACCTGGAGTATCTCTCCAGTGAACTTCAATCGGCACATATTCGCTTCGTTTTTCAGTTGCATCAACCCACATCTTGTAATAATGATTTAAGCCATTGGGTGTAGAAACAACTATGATCTTAGAAGTTTTACCGGAGCTGATTGTCGGGTAAACTGACGCAAAGAATTCTTCTGCAATGCTATGTGGTACGAATGCGAACTCGTCAAGAAAGATTAGATTAAATGATCCGCCTCGGATTGCACTGGCTGACGTAGAAGATGCAAGAATCTTTGAACCATTTTCAACTTCAATATTACCCTTATTCCAAATAACTACACCTTGCTGAATCCACTTTGGTAGATATTCATATGCAAGCTGAATTTTTGCAAGCATGTCTCTTGCAAGACTACCTTTGTTAGCAAGAATGGCAATACTCTGATTATCTTGAAATAATAAAGTCCAAAGAATAAACCCAGTTACAACTGTAGACTTACCTGACTGACGAGGCATTTTACATATTGAAAATCGATTGTCTTTAAATGTTTTTACCATCTTGCGCTGATAAGGGTATAGATTAAAATTAATCAGACCCTTATCGACGTTAACAATCTTCATGTAATTATTAATAAAGTATTCTGGATCTTTGGCGCACTTATGATATTCACGGACTTGCTCTTCCGTATAATTGATTTTTACGCCTGATCTTTTTAGAGATGGGTTACCAAGATAGTTTTCAGACATCAGATGATTCACCATCAATTATATTTGGTCTGCCGTTTATGATAGCTTGCAGATCAGCTGTGCTACCAATGAATACTGCATTGTTTACAACAGTTGGGTTATTTGCAGCGTGATCGCTACCCCTAATATCTTTTACTTTCTTTTGAAGATCGATTAAGTCTTTGCTCACATCAGAGATAGTTTTTATTAGCTGACCAACTACTTCATAAGCTCTGGGTTGATCACTACTTTCAGCGAGTGACAATAGACTTTCAAGCGCCTTTTTACCCTGACCTATAACTTCTTTTAGATTGCCGCGCGCCTCGTTATAGTCAGTATCAAGAGGGTCAGTTTCTTCTACGATCTTTTCGATCTTAGCGGGTAGTTGTTCCTCTTGCACTTCTGGAAGATCAAGTGCATTTCTCAGCCCATCATGTAGACCACTCATATTAAGTATCCTGTCCTGTCTCTGGATTATATCTCACACCACTTGGGTAAAAGAATGTATTAGGTGCATACTTCCATGCACTATTTGCAGATAAAAAAATAATTGATTGATGATGCACTATTTGTCGTACCGACACCATTAGCCAATAGCCCGGGTTGAATAGTAACTCTAGACGTAGTTAGCGATCTATCAATCTCTTCGTCAGTTATATCAACCGTTATACCATATATTGTATTTGCTTTTAGCCCAGTATCCATCGAATGAAAATTGAGAATTGTGCGCTTGATGATACCATCGTTTGTCGGTTCTCTGACAGGGCCGAAGAACCAACATTTCATAGTAAAATTATATGTGTAAACTAATGCTCTGCGATTTTCATAATCGCCCTCATAGGTATCTTCGACACTCACACCAGTCAATATTGTTGGGACATCAAGCTTGATGCCCATCTCAGGGATAAGATTTACGCTGTTGGTCCATTCAGGCCCAAAGAATGGGAGAATCTGTTCCATAATTTGAACGCCGTCATCAGCATTTCTTACATATGAATATAGCGAGAAATTTAAATTCCAAGGCACGGGTACTCTTTGATATTTGATTGTGCCCGCAGACCCCGCCGCAGTATTTCTAATCGTTGATGGTAGACGACGAGAACCATCATACTCAAAACCTGTGATTTCAAAACCAAGTCTCGGTAATATTACCTGCAACTGTGCTGTCAAATCTGGGTCATCTTTTAATCTTGCTAGCCACTTTTCTTTTGGGCTGTAAGATATGGGTATTGCTAGAGTTTGCAGCGTATTACCAGAACCATCAAGACGGCTGACGGTCAGATCATTAAACATGTTACCAAATACTATAACGTATTTGCGTAGAGTCTGATGGTAGAAGGTTGAACCAAACATTGCCATTCTTAGTACCTATCC